TGATGAAGTAATGCGTCAGGCCCAGGATTCAGAAATTATTCGTCTTACAATGGATATTAGAGAAGGAAAAGAAATAAAAAATTTTGATGGGAAAGATGTTAAGGTATATGATCAAACTGCTTTAAATACAGGTATGTTACTTTGGGCAGACCAAATTTTAACAGGTACTAATCGAACTAGAGTAAATATTAATAATAATATTCGTCAACTTCTTGAACGAGGAGAACAACCTGAAGAAGGAGATAAAGTTATTTGTTTAAGAAATTATTGGGATGACTGGGCAAATAATGGAGATTATTTAGTTAATGGTACTATTGGTCATTTAAAAAATGTTTATTCTAGTTTTAATATTATTCCACCATTTTTTGGAGGACAGAGAATAGAAGTAACTAGAGCAGATTTTGTTTCAGATGCAGATGCAGATTATGGTGAACTACAAATGGATACAAAGGAAATTCTTACAGGTGAAAGGTGTTTAGATAATAAAACTATTTACCGTTTAATGAGGAGTAAAAAATATTGTTACCTTGTACCGTATGAATTTACTTATGGATATGCTATCACGTGTCATAAGGCACAAGGCAGCTCCTGGCCAAATGTATTAGTTATAGAAGAAAACTTTCCTTTTGATAAAGAAGAGCATTATCGTTGGTTATATACCGCTTGTACTCGTGCCGAAAAAAAATTAGTTGTTGTAAGATAAAATACAGGTCATAAACAATTAAAATACTTACCATAAATTTTAAATAATATAACAAAATTTATGGAGGAAAATAATATGTCAAAATTAAAAGATTTAACAGGACAAACTTTTGGATATTGGAAGGTATTGTCTAGAGCAGAAAACACTAAAGACGGTCAAGCACAATGGTTATGTAAATGTACAGCTTGTGGAAAAGAAAAAGTTGTAAGAGGAAGGCACTTACGAGCTGGAGCCTCTACAAATTGTGGTTGTATCAGAATGTAGAAAATGAGACAGGCTTCTATTAAACATGAAGAAGGTAAAACTTTTGGTTATCTTTATGTTAATAGAATGGCTACAGAAGAAGAAAAACCTAGATCTGATAGAACAGGAATTTATTGGAATTGTACATGTACTAATTGTGGAAAAGAAAATGTTATTGTTTTTGGAGATTATTTAAGAAATGGTGATACAATAAGTTGTGGATGTATCAATAGTAAAAATTAGATGCGAATAAGTCAAATTTTAAATAATGCAAATATTTCATTTAAACAACAGTATACTTTTAAAGATTTATTATCTTAGACTAATAGATCATGTGATAAACTTCGTTTTGATTTTGCTATTTTTAATAATTAGAAATTATTATATTTAATTGAATTTGATGGTATTCAACATTTTAATATAAAATCTTCTTTTATTAATAATAATATGTAGTTATTTAAAAATAATTTAAGAAATGATTTTGCTAAAAATAAATATTGTTTTGAACATAATATTCCATTAATAAGAATACCTTATAATGAAAATTATGATTTAAATGATTTAAAATTGTAGACTACAAAATTTTTATTAACCCCATAGAATTAGAAATAGTATTATTTAAAGAGGATAAAAATTTGAATTTTTATATTTATAAATATATAATAAATAATAATATATATTATATAGGACAAACAACAGATTTAACAAGAAGAATAAAAGAACATAAAAGAGAACAAAAATTTTTAGATTATAATAATTTTAAAATATTTTATTTTCAATGTAGAAACCAAAAAGAAACTGATAGTTATGAATATTTTTTAATTAATAAATATCATCCTATTTTAAATGTAGCTTTTAAATATGAAGATTTTATAATAGATATAAAAGAACCTGAATGGTTTTTATACGAAGAAGATAATTTTCTTCCTTTTAAAGAAAAAATAAAATTAAAAAAAGAACATCATTACAAAGAAGGAAAAATATCTGATATAAATAATATAAACAAAATAGAATTAATAGAAGATACATCATTTTTCAGTTCTTTTAATAATATATCATTATTCGATCAAAAAATTATTTTATTTATGTTATTAAAATATAAAATTAATAATTTAAAATTTACAGATAAAAATATTATTTTTCCAATGCCAGAATTTTTAAAATATTATCATTATACTCATTCAGGAAATATATATCAAGAAGTTAAAGAAAGGTCTTCTTTTGTAAAAAAAGAAGATGAATATATTTTTAATTTTCCAAAAGATATTAAAAATACACCTTTATTTAAATTATCTGAAGAAGAAATTAATTCTTTCAGTCAAATAACTTGTAAATATACAATTCCTTGTTTTGAAAATATAATATTAAATAAAAAGATTAAAAAAGAAGATTTTGTAAAATTTTTATGTCCAAATGCTATTTCTTATCAAAACAATTTTAAAGATTTTAGAAGAAAAGTTTTAGATTCTGTTTTTAGAGATTTAAAAAATATTGGATATGATTATACTTTTAAAACTATTTATACAGGAAGAAAAATTACAGATCTAATTTTTTGTTTAAAAGAAGAAAATATATGAGATAATATGGATAGTAAACAATATATAAATACAGAAGAGTTTACAGATTTTATAATTAAATATATAAATAGCAATAAACTAGAAGAACATTTTAAAAATACTGATTTTTATAATGAAGAAAATAGTTGTAAATATTATAATGCCATGCAGCATGGATTAATATGGGCAACTACTTTAATGGCAAGTTCTGAGGTTTTAAAATATTATACACAGTAAGAGGAAATAAAAATGAATACTATTCAGTTTTTAAATAATTTAATATCTTTACTTCAAAATTATTATGAATTAGATTATTCAAATGCAGAAAAACTTTCAACAAAATTAATTAAAAATTTAGAAAATGATTATTTAGAATGGAGTTCTATAAAATGTGAATGGGAGGTAAAATAAAATGGCAGATATGATGACTTTCCCAGATACATTTGAAGAATTTATTAAAGAATATGAATTTAAAGACAAAGAAGAAATATATACAAATGGTGCTGAACTTATCCCTTCTTTTAGAGTAATGCAAGCTTGGGAACATTATACTTCTAATGTAAATTGTGCTTTAGATAATATTAGAGATTGTATAAGAATAATAGAAAATAATCTTAATGATATAGAGGATGCAATAGAATGAAATACAAATGGAGATTACTTTATAAACCACCAATAGAAGAAATAACAGATGACCCAGATACTTGGAGAAAAGTATTTTATATTAGTAGATATGAATGTCCTTCTGAATTAGATTTAGCAGTTAAAATTACAGAACTTAAAAATTTGTACAAAATGAAAGAAGAATATATTATTCTTGAGGATTTAGAAAATAATGAGTTTAATTAAAAATTTTAATTGTGATAATTGTATTAAGAAAAATGTGTGTAAATATAAAGAAGTTGAAGTTCCTGAAGTTATTTCAAGAGTAGAAACAAAATTAGATAATCAAGTTTATGATGAAAATATAATTATTTTTTCTGTTTCGTGTAAAGAATTTCAAAAAGAATTTCATGAGTAAAAAATTTTAATAAATAAAAATTTGACTTTAAAATAAAAATATGATATAATTATATTATATTAATGAAATGAGGTAACGATATTGCAACGATTCTCAACACATAATCATACAGAAATGTCGAATTTTCGACTTCTTGATTGTATTAATAAGTTACCAAACCTTATAGAACGTGGAAAAGAGATTGGGTTAGCTGGAATGGCAATTACTGACCATGAAACAATAGCCCAGTCTATTCGTGTATGTAAATTACAAAAAGAAAATCCAGATTTTAAAATTGCAATAGGTAATGAAATTTATCTTACAGATACAAGAGATAAAGGACAAAAATATTACCATTATTTGTTAATTGCAAAAGATAAAGAAGGACATAAACAACTGCGGCGGTTGTCCTCAAGGGCATGGATGTGTTCTTATTGGGACAGAGGTATGGAAAGAGTCCCAACGTTAAAAGAAGAACTTTATGCAGTTGTAAAAGAAAATCCTGGTCATCTTATAGCTACATCAGCATGTATCGGTGGTGAATTAGGAAATTCAATTTTAAATTTAACAACTGCAAGAACAATCGGTGACGTTAAAGCCGAAACCGCGGCTTATAATCAAATTGTTGATTTTATTCGCTGGAATAAAGATTTATTTGGGACTGATTTCTATCTGGAAATAGCGCCCGCCGCGAGTAAAGATCAGATTATAGTAAATAAGATGATTGCAAAGTTATCATCAATATATGGCAATATTCCTATTGTAATTGGTGATGATAGTCATTATCTTAAAAAAGAAGATAGATATATTCATAAGGCATATCTTAATTCAAAAGGTGGAGAAAGAGAAACTGATTTATTTTATGAGTATTCTTATCTTCAAGATGAAAATGATATAAGAAAAAATCTTGAGCCAAGTGAAATAGATGTTGACTCTTGTTTTAATAATAGTATGGAAATGTTTGATAAAATTGAAGTATATGATTTACTTCATAGCCAAACAATCCCTAGTGTACCAATTAAAAATTATGATAAAAAACTTGCTTTTTGGAATATTAATTTACCTAATTACCCAGAATGCGAAAGAATGTATATGTCTAATGACATTTATGAAAGATATTGGATTAATGAATGTGCTAATGAATTAAATAAAAAGAATTTGACTTGGAATAAAAAATATTGGGATGAACTTGAAGAAGAAGCAAGAGTAAAAAGAGTTATTGGTGAAAAACTTGGAACAAATATGTTTAAGTATCCAATAACACTTAAATACTATATTGATATGATGTGGGATTGTGGTTCTCTTGTTGGTGCAGGTCGTGGATCATCTTGTGCAGCATTGAATCATTATCTCTTAGGTATTACTCAGCTTGATCCAATAGAATGGAATCTTCCATTCTTCAGATATATGAATGATGAACGAGTTGAGTTAGGTGATATTGATATAGATATTTGTCCAAGTAAAAAGGGAACAATAGTAAAAGAGATTAAGAAAGAGCGCGGCGGCCGGTTCAATCCGGATATAGACCAGCTCTCACGAGATAATCTCGGATGTACTTTGATAGCTACATATGGAACAGAGGGAACTAAATCGGCAATTCTTACGGCTTGTCGTGGTTATCGTCATTTAGAATATCCAGATGGTATTGATAATGATGAGGCACAGTATATTGCAAGTCTTGTTCCAAGTGAACGTGGATTTTTATGGTCTATTGATGAAGTTGTAAATGGTAATCCCGAGAAGGGAAGAAAACCTGTTGATTTGTTTATTAAAGAGGTTAATGAATATCCAGGACTTCTTGATATTATAAGAGGTATTGAAGGTCTTATAAATAAACGATCTTCTCATGCGAGTGGTGTTATTTTGTTTGATGAGGATCCTTATGAGTTTGGGTGTTTTATGAGAACTCCAAAGGGTGAGGTTATTACTCAATATGATCTTCATGATTGTGAAGCAGCAGGTTTAACAAAATATGATTTTCTAGTTACTGAGGTACAGGATAAATTAGCACAGGCAATTAAGTTTCTTCAAGAAGATGGATGTATTGAAAAAGATTTATCTTTAAGAGAAGTTTATAATAAATATTTTCATCCTAATGTACTCCCATTAGATCGACAAGATGTATGGGATGCAATTAGAGATGGTAAAGTTATTAACGTATTTCAGTTTGATAGTGAAGTAGGTAGTCAGGCTGCAAAAAAAATTAAACCACAAACTATTTTAGAGTTAAGTGATGCTAACGGTTTGATGAGATTAATGACTTCAGAACAAGGTGCTGAAACACCTATGGAAAAATATATCAGGTTTAAAAATAATATTAAGCTCTGGTATAATGAAATGGATAGATATGGACTAACGAAAGAAGAACAGAAAACTCTTGAACCATACTTCTTATCATCTTATGGTGTCCCGCCATCACAGGAACAGTTAATGACAATGTTGATGGATAAGGATATATGCGACTTTTCTCTTAAAGAAGCAAATGCGGCTCGTAAGATAGTCGGTAAGAAACAGATGAATAAGATTCCAGAATTGCATCAAAGTATTCTTGATAAAGCAAAGAGTAATGCTTTAGGGCAGTATGTATGGGATTGTGGTGTCGGTCCTCAGATGGGATATAGTTTTTCAACTATTCATGCTTTAGCATATAGTTTTATTGGTTATCAAACTGCATATATTGCAACAAATTGGAATCCAATTTATTGGGATGCAGCATGTTTGGTTGTTAATAGTGGCAGCTTAGAGGAGAATAATATTGAAGTAGATGAAGATGGGGTATCAGCCAAAGGAAAAGAAACCGGAACGGATTATGGTAAAATAGCCAAAGCATTGGGAGAAATCATAGGAGCAGGTATTAAAGTTAGTTTAGTTGATATTAACAAATCAGAATATGGTTTTAAGCCAGATGTAGAAAATAATCAAATTCTTTTTGGAATGAAGGCATTAAGTTATGTTGGTCAAGATGTAGTAAATAAAATTAAAGAAAATAGACCATATGAAAGTTTAAAAGATTTTATGAGTAGATGTTATTTAAATAAAACAGCTATGATAAATCTTATTAAAGGCGGTGCATTTGATGAGTTGGAGCGGCCTTGGGCAAAACAATTAAATATATCTCCAAGAATTTTAGCGATGGTTTATTATCTTAGTGTAGTATCTGAACCAAAGAAAAGATTAACTTTACAGAATTTTAATGGTTTAATTGAACGAGGTCTTATTCCTGAAGAATTAGATTTTCAACGTAGACTTTTTAATTTTAATAAGTATTTAAAAGCACATAAAGAAACGACATATTACGTGATAGCTGATAAGCCGGCCGCGGATTTCTATACAAACTATTTCTCTCTTGATGATATTTCTATCATTAATAGCAATGGTTATATAGAACAAAAAGTATGGGATAAAATCTATAAAACAAATATGGATTTAGCTAGAGATTATATTAAATCTCATCAAAATGAAATGTTAAAAGCATATAACACTCTTCTTTTTAAAGAGCAATGGGATAAATATGCACAAGGAAATATTTCTTCATGGGAAATGGAAAGCTTATGTTTTTATTATCATGACCATGAATTAAAAAATATAGATACACAAAAATATGGAATTAAAAACTTTTTCAACCTTCCATCAGAACCAGAAGTAGATTATTTCTTCAAACGTAATGGAAAACAAATTCCAATTTATAAACTTTGTAGAGTAGCAGGAACAGTCATTGGGAAAAATGATACACGACATAGTGTAACACTTCTTACTGTTGATGGAGTAGTAAATGTTAAATTTACTAGAGATTATTATGCAATGTTTAATCGACAGTTAAGTGAAAAAGATGCTGAAACAGGAGTAAAAAAAGTAAAAGAAAAAGGTTGGTTTACTCGTGGTACAAAACTTCTTGTTACAGGTTATAGAAGAGATGATACTTTTGTATCAAAGAAATATAAAAATACAGGCGGACATCAACTTTATTTAATTACAGAGGTTGAAAATAGAAATATAAATATTACATCTGAAAGGTATGGGTCTAACAATGAGTAGTAGTGAATTTTATAATGTATATGTAGATGATAACTGTATTGCTGAAAATATGCCACTTCAGTTTGCTTTAATTCTTACTAAAGCAATTTATGGAGAATTTTATGCAGAACCTAAACTTAAAGTCTCTATTGAAAGAGTTTCTTTTGATACTGAAGAGGAAGTAGAAAAGGATGGAGAATAATATCAATAATCCAGTGACTCATCCTTCTCATTATACTTCTGGTAAAATAGAAGTTATAGATTTTATAACGGATCAAAAATTTGATTTCTGCCTTGGAAATGTAGTAAAATACATTTCTAGAGCAGGTAAAAAAGAAGGCGATGAAAATAAAAATCAAACTATTGAAGATAAAACCATAGAAGATTTAAAAAAAGCTAGATTTTACTTAGACTATAAAATCAAAATGCTAGAACAATCCCGTTCGGACAAAATGAATTAATTTTTCTTTTATAGTTTTATAATAATATATCGCATTAAAAATTACAAAAGGAGAATTGTTTATTCATGATAACATTATATACAACACATTGTCCAAAATGTAGAGTATTAGAAACTAAATTAAATAAGGCAGGAGTTAAATACAAAACTTCTGAAGATATACAAAAAATGTTAGAACTTGGTTTTAAATCTGCTCCTGTTCTTGATGTAGATGGAGAAATTTATTTATTTAAAGAAGCTTGCTTATGGGCAGATGATCAAGCTAAAAATATAGAGGATGGTTGTGAGTCATGCAAATTAACATAAAACTTTCAAAGAATTTTACAACACAATGGAATCGACTTCAAGCAGACTTCGGAGAGTAGATTGCTAAAATAAATGGTTTTGATGATAATCAATTATCCTATACAGATTTTATAGATAATTTTATTGATGAAAAAGTTGTGGCAGATGCAAGTATAGATGGCAATAGTAATGTAAGTCATAAAGACATTGTTACTCTTGAAAAAGAAATGCCTAAACCACATGAAAAACTTCTTGCTTTTAATAAAATTTATTACGAAATTCAAAAGAAGTTTGGTTTTAAAGCAGCTAATCAGTGGCTTAGAATGGAGTGGATGGGTCAGTTATATATGCACGATGCTAATACATCTACTTTTAAATCCTATTGTTTTGCTTATGATTTAAAAGATCTTGCAGAAAAAGGACTTTATTTTATAGAAGGACGTAATGCTAAACCAGCACAACACTATATTACATTTATTGATTTTATTAAAGAGTTTATTTCCTTTGCTGCTAACCGTACTAGTGGAGCTGTGGGTTTGCCTAATCTTATTCCTTACATGTGGTACTTCTGGAAAAAAGATATAAAAGAAAGTTACATGGGAATAAGTGAAGAATATGGTGAATATTATGCAAAACAAGGTTTTCAAAGATTCATTTATGCAGTGAATCAACCATATGTCCGTGATGGTAGTCAAAGTGCTTTTACTAATACATCAGTTTTTGATAGACCTTATTATGAAGCTTTATTTGGAGGAAGTGAGTTTCCAGATGGTAGTTTCATGATTGATGCAGAAGAAGAGATTATTGAATTTCAGAAATGGTATATGGAAACAATGGCTGAAATAAGAAGTGAAAATATGTTCACTTTCCCAGTTTCAACTATTTCCCTTCTTCGTCAAAATGGTGAGTTTGTAGATAAAGATTTTGCTGAATGGGCAATTAAACATAATATGAAATGGAGTGACAGTAACTTATTTGTTGATGATAGTGTCAATAGTTTAAGTAACTGTTGTAGATTAAAAAGTGATATACGAGATTTAGGGTATTTCAATTCGATAGGTGGAACTGCACTTAAAGTAGGCAGCGTTAAAGTTTCTACCATCAATCTTGCCAGATTAGCTTTGGATACGAACAGTGAATCTGAGTATTTAGCCGAGTTGGAACATAGAGTCGAGACTAATTTACAAGCTTTAGATGCAGTTAGACATATTATCAAAAGAAATGTAGATAAGGGATTGTTACCTAATTTTACCAATGGACTCATAGACTTTAAATACCTTTATAACACAATCGGGTTTATCGGCATATACGAAACAATGAAAGCTTTTGGCTATACTAGAAAAGATGAATTTGGTAATACTTTCTACACCGATAAAGCAGCAGAATTTGGTAAAAAGATTTTTGATACCATGAGAAAAACTGCTGATGCTTTTATTGAAAAATATAATTGTGATTATAAGATTAATACAGAACAAATTCCAGGTGAATCTGCTGCTGCTAAATTAATGAAAAAAGATAAATTCTTTTATCCAGAAGCAGATATATATGATTTACCTTTGTATGGAAATCAATTTATGCCACTTGGTATTCAAAGTACCCTTCAAGAGAGAGTAAGAGTTCAAGCTTTATTTGATAGTTATTGCAATGGTGGAAGTATTTTACATGCTAATATTGATGCTCCTTTTGACAGTTTCGAAAAGGCTTGGAAGATGGTAGAGTATATTGCAGAACAAGGAGTTACATATTTTGCTTTTAATACTAAGATCCAAGCTTGTGAAGATAATCATGCATTTTATGGGAGAACGTGTCCAATTTGTGGAAAGCCCGTTGAGACGGAATACACAAGGATAGTTGGTTTTTACACTCCCGTTAAAACATGGTCAAAAGAAAGAACTAATGAATATAAAATGAGACGCTGGGAAGGAATAAACGAAACGGCTGAAAGTATATGATTAGTGATACAATAGATGTAAAAGGTATTATATGGGAAGATACTGTTAATTATAAAAAGATTTGTACGACATTAATGTTTCCTAAATGTGATGGAAAATGCAACAAAGAATATGGAAGTGTTATTTGTCAGAATCAGGGACTCGCGGCGGCTCCTTTGCAAACGGTACACATTAATAGTTTTATGAGGAATTATAAAAGCAATCCAATAACGGAAGCTATAGTTTTACAAGGACTTGAGCCTTTCGATAGCCTTATTGATCTTTATACCGTTGCCGCAGCTCTAGAAGATTTTAATATTACAGATGACTTTGTAATCTACACAGGTTACACACGAGAAGAACTTAAATCAAAACTTAAACCCCTATACAAAGTTCCAGGTCATCTTATTATAAAATGGGGAAGATATATTCCTAATCAAGAACCTCATTATGACCCAGTCTTAGGAGTATTTCTTGCATCAGATAATCAATTTGGAGAACAACTTAAATGAGTAAAAGTAAAATAATAGAATTACAAGAAGCTAGAAAAGCTGCAAAATCAGGTAAGATGTCTGCTGGCACTCTTTATGACATGAATAAACAAATCATGCAAACTAGAAAGCCTCTTGCAGAACTTGAATTAGGTGCTATTCAACCTAAAGTAGAAGACTGGTTTAATATGATAATTGATACATATGCTATGCTTCTTTGTCATGACCTTAGAGATTATACAATCTTTCATCTTTATGAAAATCAAAATCCAAATCCACCTGCGGTAGCAGCTAAAGAACTTCTTATATGTTTAAAAAATCGTGGTGAAATTCTTTCTATGGATCTTAATAAAGATAAAGCTTGGGAGATTTGGCTTAAAATAAATGATAAACCTTATTGTTACTACCTCTTCCGTTATGACGATGCCGTTATAGAGTGTTAAGGAGAGTAAATAAAATGAAAGAAATAGTTGTTAAATTTGAACCTTTTGTTCTTAAACAAACGGTATTTATAAAAGATGAAGAATCAGGATAGATTACTCAAGAAACAGTACCTCAAAAAGAACTTGCTAATTACCTTTCTTTAAAAGAAAATTTGCATAAAATCCATTTCTTTGGAAATGCAAAATTTGTAGAAAAAATAAAAACAGAATGTGTAACAAAATATAAATTAGACAATGTTGAAATTATAATTAATAAATAAGGAAATTATTTTATATGGCAAATTATTTAATTAAAACAACAGAAGTATATAGATGTGATTCAGAAGCAGAAGCTAAAAATCTTATTGAAGAAGCGAAACAAAACTCACTTTATACTGTAACTAAATCTAGTTCAGAAATTCGCACTCTTAAACAAAAGGGTGAAATAGTAGATGAGTGGAGAAGAGTTACTATTACTAAAGCTTTTGCAGAAGAAAAAGAACCATATGGACAAGTTTATGTAAGTTATGATACTACAAGAGGAGATAAAGTAGAATCGTATGAAGATTAAACGTCTTAATGAAAAAGCTAAAGTTCCAACTAGAGGTAGTGCAAATGCAGCTGGATATGATTTATATGCTGATCTACCTGATAAAGAACTTGTTATCTGGCCTCATGATACGGTATTGGTAGATACGGGATGGGCAATGAGAATACCTAATAATTGTTATGGTGCTATTTTTGCAAGAAGTGGTCTTGCTACAAAACAGGGTCTGCGGCCGGCTAATTGCGTAGGGGTCATAGATCAAGATTATAGAGGGCCTGTAAAAGTAGCTTTGCATAATGATAGTGATATACATCAGACTATTAGAGATGGAGAGCGTATTGCTCAATTAGTAATAATGCCATACTATGAAGTAGATTTTGACGAAGTTGAAGAACTTGATATAACAGAACGCAATGAAGGTGGTTTCGGCTCAACCGGGACGAGATAAAAGGGAGTGGTTAATACCACTCCCTTCTTTTTGTATATTTTCAACAAAAAATTCTAAAGTATTATCAAATTTTTTGTTAATATTATACAAAAGTTCTTTAAGATAATTTATCTATTTTGCCAAAAATAGGTAAAAAAAATAAAGGCATAAGATAAATTAATATCTTATGCCTTTAAATATTTTTGATCTTTTATCCAATAACACCATTCTTTAAATGAAAAATCAAACATAAATGTTTCTATTTGATCTTTTGCTACACTCCAAATAATTTGATACTATTCTGGATGTTCGTGTCTAAAAAAGTTATATATATCTTCTATTGAAGTATTAAACTAGTTTTCTAGTATAAGAAAATATTTTCTTATATGGTCACAGTTTTTTATTAAAAACTAAGGAGTTTTAAATCGTGCATATTCATTATAAAAATAAGAATATAAAATAACTTTTTGAATATAAATTTTTGTGTAGTCTTTATTTAATCCAATTTTTTTATAGAAATTATAAAATATTCCCGCTGTCGCCTAAACATAATCTATAAAGAAAGCATCTATAAATACACGTTCTTTACTTTGTATCACATATTTTCGATTAGACAATGAATTAGGATTAGCTATCCAAATATAAAAACTAACATTATCTATTTTATATAATTCTATATTATATGCTATTCTAACAAATTCAAGCTAAGATGATAAACACACATCTTCATGTGAAGCCATATCTTTTACATAATGAAGATTGTATTTTTTCCAAAAATTATCTAAATTAAAAATCTTTCCATGTGTCCATCCTGCATTGATAGGCATTGGAATAAGGTATTCATTTACTTTTTTATAAAACTGAGTAAAAATTACTGTATCATATTGATTTTCTATAATATGATTTTTTATTTGGCTAAGAGTATCTGGAATAAGCTAATCATCATGATCCATAAATATAACCCATTCACCTATTGCATTATCTACTCCACGTTGACGAGTATTACCTGGGCATTTATTATAATCAGTTTTAACTTGAATTATATAAAGTTTATCTTTATATGAATCTACTATATCTTGATAAGATTCAGTAGAACAATCATCTGAAAGAATAACTTGTATATCTGAAAAATCCATATGTTGATTTATAATAGATTCAAGTGTATGACCTATTGTTTGTTTTGAATTGTAACAAGGTATTACTATTGAATAAAAAGGTCTTTTATTGATTAATGTATGCATATCCTATTCCTATCGCATCTGCTATATCATCATTTACCTCTATATTAAAATTCTATTTTACCCATTGTATATCTAACTATTTTTGTTGTTTTCGTTGTATTCCTCGTCCTTGTTTTATTTTACATACTTTTCTCCAGGAAGAGGGGTAAAGAAAATCGGTTTGAAGGTGTTTAAATTTCTAATGTATAATCATTTGAACACAACCTTGAAGATACATAAGAGCTTTGTAGGTTTTAACATTTACAAAACCTTCTTGTCTTACCTACTACATTATTACATACTCTAAGTCTGGATTTTGTTCAAGAAGTTTATTAATTGCATTTAGCATAACTTTTATACGGTTAAAAAGATCATTTGATGTAGCTGTTATATAATTATACTAAACTAATTTGTTATGTTTATATATTGCATAACCAGTACTTTTTGTACTCATATCAAGTGCTATTATATTCATATCTTATGTTCACTTTCTACTTTTTTCTAGTTATAGTATAACAAAAATTTTAAAAAAAGTCAAAAAAAAATGTAGTTTTAAATTAAATTTAAAACTACATTTTTAAATATTACTTAATTATTTAAATAATAAAATATAGTTATGTAACAATGATAATTATTCCATGCTCCAACTATATTTGTTATTCTTAAAAGATAATCAGTAATATTCTAAGCCCAAGTTCCAACCAATCCTGTTGAATCTGATACATAAGGTAATTGAGTATTATTTAAATCTACTATTGCAGCATAAGGATGTGCATTCACAGCTGGAGCATAATCATGTATATTTATATCAAGATGAGTAGGTGAACCATGTGAACCAGCATTGATTGTTATATTACCATAATCAATACAACGAGCCATAAAATTAGGTGTACCTAAAGCTGTTTTCCATGCAGGTAAATCAAGTCCAACCCATTTTTTTTGGTTTGAAGTAATTCCTAAAGTTACTGCATTCTATAAATGATTAACACTATCATATGCAGACATTCTAGTTCCAATAGTACCATCTTGATATTGAACCTCTTGAACCCAGCCTGTTACTACATCATTTTTATCGCGAAAATTTATAGCACGTCCACTCATAAAAGTTGAAGGAAAAGTTGTAGTATCTATATCCTCATCTTTTATTATTAAATTATTATTTTTTATAGTTAGCTAACCATTTTTTGTATCATTTCCAGTTTTTTTAATAGTTGCATCAATTTGAGTTTGAAAGTTTGCATGTGCAGTACTTGCTCCACTAAGCATAGCATTAAAAACTCTTGAATCTATATTACTTGCACTAATTTTTTTATCTGGTCCAGATATAAGCACTTTATTTTGAGGTAATTGACTAGCAGGTAAAATATTACTTAAAGTAGTTTGTAAATTTATACTACCTGCTATATTACTACTTAATGTAACATCACTAGCATTTACTCCTATATTAGCAGTCTACCATGCTGAACCATTATAAACTTTAATTTGTTTAATAGTTGTTGCCATTATTTTCTCCTTTTTTAATTAGTAAAATTTAAAAACACGGCACCCTCAGGAGCTGTGCTAGGTTGAGTCATTCCATATAAATGATATTTAGCAAGATTATTCATAAAATAATTCTATAAATTATCTACTTCATCTTGATAATTTAAAATATGCTATTCCATCTAATTTACATCTTCAATAGCATCTTCTAAATATTGTTCAACATCATCTATATCTATATTAGAAGGATTATTATTTTCATTTGGCATATTATTAATCCTCCTTATTTAGCTACTAACCAAATAGTACCCTTTGAAAATCCTGAAGTATAAGTTTTAGGAGTACCATTTGTATTAGCTTGATCTATAAAAGTTGTATATCTTTGATTAATAACAGTTTTTTCAGTTTTTAACTTTCCTTCTAATCCAGCCATAATAATTTCATCATTTGAAAGTTTTGTATTTAATTTGTTTAATTCAGTCATAAAATTATTAATTTCTTGACTAAAATCAAAATTTTTTTGAAGTTGTTTTACAACCCATACTGCCTAAGGCCAATTACTCATTATCCATTTCCTCCTTCTTCTCTCTCTAATAAGTTATTTATATTAGCCTACTATTCTGCACTAGCAACAATTTGTTCATCAATAGCATACTCTCCATTAAGTTCATTAATATAAATAACCTTTTTATGAATTAAAACTCCATTTTCTGAATCCATATCAAAACGATATAATTCCATTTCAATTCTCTATTGATCAGAAGAAAGCGGAATTCTTTCTACAATATGATCTCCATTGTCTGTGGAAATAAGATTATTTTCATTATCTATAATATAATTTTCAACAGCATTTACAATTCTAACAATAGTAGAAAAAGTAACTAAATTACTCATTTGTGCTAAAGTTCTAGAACCTCTTGCTTCTGAAAAATACCACTCTTTTATTTCAGTAGTTGTGTCTGTATCAACAATATCTACATAATGATTTCCACCTAATCTAATCTATTCTTCAAGATCAAGAGTAGATATCATATCAACAAAAAGACCCTATGTACCAATAGGAATAGAAGAAGAAAAATTTCCATTTTCTCTTCTTTTTATCTATTTTACTCTTTCTGTATATTTTGAACTCATTTACTTACTCCTTTAATCTCCTTCATATTCATTAGCATAAATTACATCAACCAATAAGCTTGCAGGTGCGCCCTATGGAAAACTAATAGAAGTAACTTTTGCAGCCTATTCTGTCTAATAAATAAAAGTTCTACCTATTTGAAAAGTTTGAGGAACTGAATTTATTAAAAAATTAAAATCTACTTTACTATTTCGTGCTTGTTCAGTACTACCTCTCGTAGACATATAATCATCTTCATTTAATGAAATACCAATTACACAGCTTCCTGTTAAAGAAATAGTGCTTCCAGGATTAAGAGGTCCTTGATATTGCTACATAGTTCCTATGGCTGCCATTATCTTAACCTCCTTGTATAGGACTAGTACTATCTCTATAGTTATCATGTCCAACTGAACTTACAAACCATAACATTCCATCTTGAAGAGTGTCCTTTTTTTCAAGATCAGATTCTATTTTTGCTATTTGAACAGTTCGTTTTGGATCTATAGCAGATTCATTTAAAGACATAATCTAATACCAATAAGAAGCTGTTCCATCATAAAGCTAATGAGATGGAGGAAGAAGCGTACCAGGATTATTAGGATCTTCTTTATAATTATTATAATCAAAAGCGTATATATGAGGGATTATTTTATCTTCCTGTCCTTCTTGACCCTGTATTATCTCCATAACAGTGACTAACCAACCTGCTCTGTCTTCAATTCCCTTTATTTGATCAAAACCATATATAAGAGTCGTTTTTAAATCATTAAGAGTATACTAACCTTGAACATGATACTGTGCTCCAAGAGGACCAAGATTATACCATTTAAGATTATAATATTTAGTATTACCAGTTGGATCAGTGGGATCTACCCAATCTCTAATTATATATGATCCTTTTGGAAGATTATCTCTTATATTTGGATCAGAATAAAGTATATACATATTATCTGAACCAAAACGATCAAAAGCTAATACAGTATTAATATTTTTAGAAATAGGTATTGGTTCTTCCCCTTTAAATTTAGCTGAAAAATATTGAGGTAAATTTATAGTTTGATTATTAAATTCAACTTTTTCTAATATATGGGCATCAAATAATTGAACTCTATCTTGTCCATAATATTTTAATACTACTTTTCCATAATACTAATCAGTTTCATCATCAACAAAAGTAATATATTCAATAGTATTAAGAGTAGTTAAATAATAAAGCTAATCAGATGTAGAATAAAGAACATACATTTTACCTTCTCTATCTACAACAAGATGATCTACAGTTCTTATATTATCTATAGTCTAAGAAGGTCCAGCTTTATAATCAACTGTTAAAGATTCCACGGGCGCCGTCTAAGGGATGGTTACAACGCGCCATACTGTATCATAAAGTGAAGAATCTGTTGTACCAATATCAGGTGTAATTTTATGAGTATCAGGATTTTCAACAATATCTCCTAATTCATCATTACTATTTTCTATATCTAATATACCAGATTTAATACAAACCCAATAATAATTACTAGGATATTCATTTGTACGATATAAATCTCCTAGCTTTACTTCATAACCATGTTCCCAGGTAATAGTATTTCTTGTTTTATCATTTGGATATATAGTATTTATTACTCGGTATGGCCAACGACCAAGATGGTCAGTTTCATCCCCGGCCGCGCGATTATTAAAATTTTTAATTTTATAAGTAAAATACTAATCACCAGGAAAAACTGTTTTATTATCTATAACAATAGGATCTGTTACATCTTGATTAATATCTTCTACAGATTCAATTTTAATCTACTCAATATTTTGCCCATGTATACCTTTTGGAATAGCAATATCTAAATTATGATAAAATGGATGTGGAAAACTATTTCCTTCTTCATCAACTGCATTAATTCCACTTCTACTATGTTCATGAATTAAATTAGTATATTTCCACTATCCTGTATTTTTATCTTTTTCTGCATTGATATTAACAGTATCATTTATATTACTAATATCATCATAATGAATTCTAGAACTGTTTCCATAAGCATCCACACTTTGAGCAGAAACAACAAAAATTTCTTCAGGAATATCAAATGCAATTTTTGCTCCTGTTATATTTCCATCATTATCTATAATAGTAACAGAAGCTACTTTTATAGCATCACCATTCCAAATATCATTTCCATTATTATCTTTTACTAATGTACTGTCATTACCTTTAGTATTAGAAACTGGAATAACTTTTTTTACTTCAGCCTAATCTTTTATTGAATTCCAATCAATTGGAGTGATCTAAGGGCTTTCTCCTTGTGGACCAACAATTTGTCCCACATAAATAGCACCTGCACCAACATGAGTTACATATGTCATCCATGCAGATTGCCATTTTTCTTTATCTAAATTTCCATTTACATCCTTATAAATATAATTTCCCTATGAATCTTTATCCTCTTTTTTAGGAACATAAATTGTACTATAAGGATCGTTATAATCAAATCCACGTCTAAAAAGTAATCCATTTTCTAAATCACTTTTATGATTATTATTTAAAATAGTATCTATTAAAACATACTATCCGTAATTAACTTCAGTATAAGCGCCTCCATTAGCAAAAGCCTACACCATTTGTCTTACAGAATCATATCTTTTTACAATATTATAAGTTCTACCCTGTTTACCACCGTAAAAAGAGCTCATCTCCTTTTCCCTCCTTACCCTTTATAAGCATAATCCAATAAAAAGGCATCTATTTTACTTGTATCTGTACTACCTCCTGGAGAAGCAATCATAAAAGATTTTATTAAAGTACCATTATTTATCTAATAAATACCACTTCTACCAACTCTTATTGGTTCTCTATTAACTACAATTAAACTTCCTGGTCTACTTTGATATCCAAATCTTAACCATTCCATACCTTCAGGAAGAAGATTTTTTAATTCACATATATCACCATTTTCTCCTGTATATTCAATCCTCCATCCTGTCGTCTTAGGAACTCTAACAGAAGGAACAACGCTTCCATCTTCTTTAGTCTCATAGGCTCCAGTATAACGTTCTTCTTCAACTGTTAAATCTTCAACAGTATTTGCAGTAAGTTGATCTATTAACCATGTTCTATATCTTCTGTCTACTCCATCTATAGAACTATTTAAAGCATCAAAACTCACTCGATTAATTCTAAACACTATTAAATTAAAGGTTTTAGAAGGAGAAAAGACAAAAGCAAAAGAACTATATGAATTTGAAATATTTTCATTCTATTCTGTAAAAACAGTACAGTTACCTATTGTTTCTGGAGGAGTGGTATTCTAATCATCTGTATCATTTTTTAATAATACATGTAATGTAAGTTTATCTGCATCTGCTTCATAACTTCCAACTTCTATAGGAGAACGACTTCCTGAATAAAAATATTTAGGAACTTTATGAACGGCAAAACGTAAATAATAAACTTTATCTTTCTAAAATTTTCCTCTTAAAGCAAAATCTCGAAAAGTTTTTTTAGTATCTCCAAAAAAATTTGGACTTATTGCTTCCACAGGTGTAACAGTTAAAGTTTGCATATAAGTAGTTTGATCATTTTTTCTCATTTGAGAAACTAAATATGCCATTTACTTTTACTCCTTTTATTTCTTAAATTTTTTGTAAAGCTTTATAAGCATTTATATTCATTGTAGAATTTATATCTAATGGTAAACTTATGGATTGAATAATATAATCTCCATAAATACCAGCTGGCTAATCTTCTACAGTTATTCTTGTGTTTGGCTATAAATAATAAATAGGTAATGTTGTTATTGAAATAGTATTATTTACATGTGTATACTGATAAAGTAAATCTTTAATTTTTTCAAAACAAGAATTTAACTATCCACCAATAGTAAAAAGGTTATATATTTCAGGATCAATCTGAGTACAATCTTGTCCCATTTTTGTTAATCTATCTATAAGACTACCAGTTCCTTCTGGATAAAGCATTGCATTTATATATACTACATCTGGAATAGTAGGTTCAAACACACAATTAATTCCTTCGTTATTATCATCTATTATCTTAGCTCTTCTTCCTATATTATTTACACTATATTGTCCTAATTCAGAATCTTCATCTATAAAATCAAGATAATAATTTATTTGATCTGGATGTAACTCTAAATCAGTTTTAAAACCAGAAGCTTGTTTTGGATTATTTTCTTTATCTATTGCTTTTTCAAATTTTTCAATCCTTTTATTTAACTATTCACTTGGTTTTATTTTATATTCCTATTGTAAATCTTTAAGTTTTTCTGTCCAAACTCTTAAATCAAATATCTTAGGAAATTCTTCTTTTAACTAAGCATAATATTGAAAATAACTATTATTTAATTCTGTATCCTAATCAGTACCCTTTTTTTCACTTTCAAGCATTTGATAGTAAATTTCTTCGCGCCAATCACTAGCATATCGTTCCCCTGACCAGATTATATCATACTCGACCCCAAGCCATTCTACCTTAGCCGCGGCCGCGGTCTAATCTGTATATGGCAGGGCTCGTATGTCTTGGAACTAATCCTTAAACAAAACAATTTTATGTGGCTAACTAGTTTGTTTAATTTTTTCAACATCAGGTTTTTTATCTACTGCTAAATGAAATCTACAAGGTACTTTTACATTACTATTAACACTATTTCTATATCCCCAAACAACAAAATCATTTTTTACATTATTATAATTTAATGTATTATTATAAGCCGTTGTAAATTTATTATGTTCAAAACTATAAACAGGTTTAGTAAGTCTAGTTTGTATTTCATAAACATCTTTTGGTAAATTTCCAACTTTAGCATTTTCTTCTTTTGACCAATAAGCTACATTTGTCATATTAAGATAGTTTGCTTTTTCTTGAAAAACAAATTGACCAAAAACATTATAAAAATACTCGTAATTACCCATTATACCAATAAGTTTATCTAATACAGAAGTAATCGTTTCTCCTGCATTGCAAGTTAACTATCCAGGATAAATAAAATCTGTATATACAAAACCTATATCTTGACCTGGCTAAAAATGATAAATTATTGTAGCCGAACTGCCAGGATTTGTCATTGTAAGAGTATAATAACTATTATTATTCTATTTTACTAACCATATATCAGAACTACCCATCCACTTAACAACTTGTTTAATTTGTAAAGGTACTTCTGATATAATAATATTTTCTAATTTCTAATTTCCCCAATGGTTTACAAGCTATTTAATAATATTATAAATTAAAGTAGGTCTTTTTTCAACAGATAAAGAAGTATTCATATCTACAACTTCATCTTGATTACTAAACTAAACAGCTGAATGTATTTCTCCTCCAAGGTCACCATTTAAAAGACACATTTTATCTTTTAATTGCATACTAATAGTAACGCCTTGCATAGAATGTGCTATTGCAGGATTAAACATTATATACATACCAAGAGGGAACCAAATTATATTACCATATAATTCTTGATAATTAATAATATTATTACTTATATTATTATATTCATCTTTTGTTATACGATTATATTTAGGTACATTATTAACAATACCTAATTCTAATGTACATTTTTTATTTAAAGAAAATAAATGATCTACATTAGCTAGATTATTATCTTTTTCTTCTGCAAAAAGGGATAAAGTGGCAGTTCTTCTCATTGAAGAACTACCATCTAAATTAACACTTCCACTAATTGCTATCCCTTGAATCTATTTTAAAGGTTCTTCTTTCCAATTAAGAACCGTTATTTTAACAAATTGCTCTTTTATTCTTAATTTATCTAGCTACTGAAGAAAGCGTTTATCTTGTAAAAATTCATATTTATTCATTAGAAAATCCTTTCTTCTACACTAGTAGAATAAAAAACTAGTGCATCTATTGGACAATGAATATCTAAAGAAGTTGATCCAGAAGATGTAGTATATTCAGTAGCAAGATACCAAGACCCATTATGATAATAATAAATAATATTGTTTTTATGACAAATATCTCCTTCTAAAGGAGCAGTTATCTAATTAAAATTATTTATAGTTCCTCTATCTCTAATCTATGAATATAAAGCATTAAAACCTATTATTCTAAAAGAAACAATATTTATTTGATTATTCATAGGATCGAAATTAAGCTAACCATTTGCATTAACAATAAATCTATTTTCATCATCCATTTTTGAAGTTCTTATCATTACAATGGTATTAGGTTCAGTATCTATTAATATAGTTTTAACTCCATTTACAGAACGTACAATTCTTTCTTTTGTATCTATATCTGTATATTCATATCTATATTTATAATAAATATCAGATATAAGTTCTGTGTTTTCTGAATATTTACCAATTAATTGCCCATTAACTGTATTTATTTTTATATTTTTAGGTAAAGTAGATAAATCTTCAGCTTTTATTTCTATAAGTCTAAAATCAACTAACATAGCAGTATCTTTAGCTGGAATAAGTTGAGCATTCATATTAAGTTGAAAAGTATCTTCTTTTATTTCATATATATTATTAGGAGGAGCAACTATTATTTGTACTCCATTGTCTGAAGCATTTCTTTTTAATGTAAATAACCAACCTAAATATACATTATTTGTAATATTATTATATCTATAAGATGATTCAAATTGATATAAAGGATATGTAATATAATCAGCACTACCAGATTTTTCTCGACTTGTTATATCATCCTAATAATTATTTCTTTCTATTGATTCTATATTATTATTTCTTACTATATCTTTATCTATATAACTAGGATTTTTTGCTGTATATTCAGGAATTACATCATCAAAAGGTCTAAATGTTCCATCACTATTTTCTATAATTAAATAAGGATCTGATTCAATAGTCAAACGAAGCCAGTTAATAGTAAAAGTGGTAACTATTTTATTATTAAAAGGTTCATTATATTTTATATATTTTGCTATTGAGTTCACGGCGGCTGTGTTTAAATCGGTACCGATTATATCTTTACCAGCTTTAAATGGATTGTCCATAATATCATTATTTATTCCAAAACTTGATATTTGAGCAAGAGTGGTATCAGATTTTGTTAAATTAGGATTAAAATTTCCTACATTAAGTAAATTATAATTATTATATGTTTTTATACAAGCTTCATCTATTTCATAAGCAGTTGCAGAAAAACTATATACTAATCTACCAAGTTCATTTTTTGGTGTAAGAGAAACCTACATAAGTTTAATAAAAATATTTCCCTATTGCATAGATTTATATAATTTAGGTTTAGCATTATATAAAAACTATTCAACTTTTTCTCTAAACTTACGTTCATATGTATAATCATATAATGTAGTATAATTTCCAATCTATCCTTTAAATTCTTGATACTTAGTAAACTTACCATCAAATAAAATATCTGAATCTGTTAATAAATGAGCTTCATCCATAAACTATGTAATAGTACCAGAAATTGGGAAAGAACGATAATACATAGATCCATTTCTTCTTATAAAAGGATATTGAGAACCTAATGTATCAGTCTTACTTTCAGAAACATTAGTTTTATAAGAAGATATTTGAAAATCATATTTAAGTTTTAATTGTTTAACTTTAGTTACATCACCATTTCCTGCATCCTAAAGTAAAAAAGCGTGCTCCCATTCTGCCATAGTACCAGAACCATTTCCACGAGTCTAGTCATAAACTGGTGTACCGCGGCGGCCGCGTGCATCAACTCTTTGAACTAAATATCTATAAAATAATCCACTCTAAGCAGTAAAATCATAATAAGTAAAATTAGCATCATCATATACTTCTATATATTTTAAATCTTCCCATTTAAGAAAATTACTTTTTGAATCTGTTCTTCTAATAAGTAAATTCATCATTTCTATTTCAGAAGATTTAAAATTAAGTTTTATATATCCTTCTTCTTCATTTATATATGTAGTTAAACTACCAGTAAGAGTATTTACATATTGCTAATTACAAGTAAAAGGATATAATAAACTATCTTGATAACCATTTTTGGTTTGAATTTCAAATAAAAGTTTATAATTAGTTTTATCTTTAAGCTAATAAGGTAATGAGCAAGATAAAACAATAGAATCGTCTTCTATATTATAATTTTCTGCTTCAGCTAATATTATACCGGAATCAGAAAGAGTGTACTAATCTATATCATTTTCATTTAATGATGTATAATCTGCTTCAAGAAGTCTAAGTCTCCAATATTTTAATTTTTCTGAGCTTTCTTTTTGTTTATATACTCCTACAAAATCTGCAAGGGTATAAAAAAAGTAATTAGTATCTGTATCTTTAGGTTTTTCTCCATTGTTATAAAAATCCTATATATAAAATTCTGGAACAGTAATAGGTTTTATTATACAAACAGTAGACCATTCTGAAAATTTATCTGTATTATTTGTATAAAAATTTGCTCCAGAATTAAGTACAGAACTAAATCTTAATTGAACTTTATAAAGTGTATCAACTTTAAAACCATTATTTATCTAAGAATTGTTTATATCTACAAAATAACGATTAAGACTTTTATCTAATTCAGTTCTATCTATTGAAGAAAAAGGTTTATCTAAAATTTCAGTAACATTATTTACAACATTTATATTACTACTTTGATTTCTAACTGTAACATGTATAGCTTTTATTTCATCTATTTTTATAGCATTGTAATTAGATAAAGTAAAATATATTCTTACTTTATTATCTGCAATATTAAAGGCTGGCATCGAAGATGCCACTATTGGCGGGAAAAGAGCCATCCTTTATTCCTCCTTTTATCTCTATTTACTTTACCTATTTTCCGTTTCTATCTTTCGTGGTAAAGCTCTAACTTCATTCATTAAAGTTTCAACAAAAGAATTACCCCCTTCATCTGTATAATGGGAATATCTTCTCTCCATACAATCTAAACTATAATCATCTATACTTTTAAGTTTATAACAGAAGTAATGATGGTCTTTCGTAAGAGATTGTTTTATATCATCTTTATCTGATTCAATAAGAAGATTTATTGAATCTTTTATATCTTTTATATCAGTTTGAATGTTATTTATTTGCTCTTCATGGTGTTCAGTTATCTATTTAAGCTATGCTGGTTGTTGTGACTATTTTACAGCTTGAGTTGTACGAATTTTTGCCCAATCTTTAAATTGAACAAATTCTTTTATAGCAATAGCGAGAATGATAATGAACATAATTACTTCTCCAGTGGAATAATGTGAGAATAATTGAATCATATGGATATCCTTTCTCTATGAGAATTAACTTATTATCATAATAAATGAAAAAAGGACGAAGCAAATTAATTTGCTTCGTCCTAAAAAATAATAAATAATATTTTTAAGCCTTTTCCCAACCATCATTTATTCTATCTGAAGGCTACCATTTTTTTATATATAAACTAAAAGGTCTTAAAACAGTTTGCCAAATACTTCCATGCACACCTGCATATGCTATGCTATAATGACCTCCGCTTCCAGGTCCTTCTCCACCGCTAGCTTCAGCAAATAATCCATCTCCAATATACATAGCAGTATGTCCATCTGCTCCAGCTCCTCCTGCAGGTCCATTATAAACCAATACATCACCACGTTTTAAGCTTCCTAAGCCTATAAAAGGAAGAACTTTAAATCCATATGCTGCATATATTGATGGCATACCTGGAGTAGCAGGACGACCAGGAACATTATAACATGTTCCAACAAAACTAGAACAATCGAAAGAAGGTGCTCCTATATACGTACCTCTATTCTACATACTATAAGTTGGTCCATATGCAATTATTGTTCTGGCATTAGCTATTGCTTGATCTCTACTTACTACGGGTGGTATTAAAGCCATATTCTATCTCCTTTTTATTATCTATCAGTCCAATTAATAGTAGAATCCTAACCTTTTGTTGCACCTGTTATAATTCCAGCTTTTATATAAAGAACAGTTCCCTAAGAAAAGGTTATAGTTCCTGTTCTACCTTTATTTCCGAATGCCCAAAAACCACCATCTGTACCACCTTTAGTCTAAATACGAGTTGATTCAACTTTAGCAGCTGTTATCTTTGTTGAATTTGTACCATCTCCATAGGTTATTGCATTAGGATAAATTGTAACTGATCCACTTGCATTTATAATTCCTGTACTATCTATTTTCCAACCAGTATTATCATTTCCTAAATATCCACCATCAGCTTTTATAATTCCTTTAACAGTTAAATTTGATCCATCAAAATTCATGCTTCCAGATCCACCACCAACATACATAGAACCGTTACTTCCTAAGTAATAACCCCCTCCTACACCTTCTTTAGAAACTCCTCCAGAAGAATTTGTAGTATAAGATCCACCTGTTAAATAATATATTGTACTAGTATCTTTAGTTCCATCAGATTTTACTGCTTGAATATTTCCCCAAATATTTTTAAAATAAGCATTACCATCTTTTGTAATAGACCAATTTTTTCCATCTAAAGAACCGTTATCATTTATACGAATGCCTTCTCCGCTAGAATTATTACTTCCTGCCCAAAGTTTATTTACATCAATATTCCAACCACCTATTTTACCTTTTTTAGAATATAAAGAACCATCAGTAGATACTGCAAAATTAAGACCAGGCGGATTAAAAGTAGTTGCACTAGTTTTAAAATTAATACCATTAGCTGTGCCTCCACCCCAAATTCTTGCTTCAATTGTGCTATCTGTGAATGGATTAGTACTATTAAAACTATATCGACCTATACCAACATTTCCATCAGTTAGCATATTAGTGTTAATTGACCAATTTGCTATTTGACCTGACGTGGATCTTAAATATCCATCATGTGTGACATAAAAATTATTTCCATTAGCAAAAAAAGCTTTTGAGTTATGTCCTGATACAGCATAAGAACTATTATTAGGATCTGAGTTCATTCCAACATTACTTTTAGCTAATGATTTTTCTGTAATATCCCAACCTGCAATCTGGCCAGATTTAGAAAATAAAAAACCATCATGAGTAACATAAAAATTATTTTTATTGCTGTTTGTCCCTGCATGAAAAGCAATAGAAGCAGTTGTAGAAGGTTGATTTGCTCCAATAGTAGAAGCTTGTAATCCAGATGATGCCATACCAGTATTATTTTTATATAATCTAGTATCAGTTATATTCCATCCAGCTATATCACCAGATCCAGCAGCATGAATACTACCGTCAGCACTAACAGAAAATTTATTAGAACCATATCTTATATATGGTCCTTGTTCACTACCACTTCCTGTAGAACTAAATTTAATTTTTAAACCTTTACCATTATGATTACTAGTATTGTAATTATAATCACCAGATTGAATAGTTCCCTATCCAGAACTTGCAATTATTTTAATTTGAGCTGCACCTGGCTTACCAAAAGTAGCATTACCTGTTTTAGCATCCATAAAAATGCTTCTTGCACCGTGATCATAACCCATTATACCAGTATCAGTAGAATTAGCTGTTTTAACATCTCCCATTAAAATACCAGTAAAAGTATTATCATCACTTTCTTTTTTACCAGCACCAATTTGAGGAGCAAGTATAGTATCTCCATTAGCATTTAATTGTATACTGTTTCCATCCCAACCGTTTAAAGCACTATGTCCATAACGATTAAGAATCATATAAATTGGTACATGAATTCTACCAATTTCAGACACTTCACAAACAACAGCAGAAGATAAATCACTACCATCAAAAGTGTCTTTTGGTTTAAAAGTAGCAGTTTTACTATTACTTATACTAGAAGGTGTTATATTACCAATAGCATACCAATCATAAGTTCTAGAAGTTAAATCTATATTCCAATAAGCTCCATCAAAATGCTAAACAATTATTTCAAAAGGTAAATTATTATCATAATCAGGTCTAGTACCATCTTCAGAATAAACAACATATTGAAAACCTGTTTTTGGCTTAATTTTTAATCTATAATTAGCATTAGTTACAAACTCAGTACAAACTGGACATTCAGCAAAATATTTTAAATCATTTTGACCTTGCCCTGTTCCATGTTGAGCACGAATTATATTAACTGGTTTATCAGCTTGTATATTAGCTAATGTTTTTCCAGATGCACTTAATTTAGGTTTAGACCAACTATTATCTTGCTTAGCTAAATAACTACTTCCTCTAGGACTTTTAGTATCAGCTCCAGCTGTAGAAGTAGTAACAGGAGGACAAGTCCAATAATTAGCAGATAAATTTGTTATTACACTATTATTATATAACTAAAATTTTAAATTTGTAACATCTGCACCATTATCGTCAAATATTACAAGAGAAGCTTTATCAGAAATATAAATTCTATCTGAACCTGTATTAGATACTAATTTAGCAACATAATCAGTTCCATTAGTCCCCGGATCACCATCTTTAGGAAATGTAAAATTCGTATAAGCATTAAACTACATATCTTTATATTTAACATATAACCATATATAGTTTATATCCTTTTTAGCATCATATTGATTTTCAATAGTATAGTTAAAAGAATCTTTATTAGAATAAACATCATAATATTTAGCAAGTAAAGGTAAAGTTGCACGAGTAACAGTTAAATCCGTTGCTCCGCCTCCGGAATCAGGATCTCCATTTCCATCACTTTTTAATAAAGTTTGAGTATTAGGAATAATCCATTTAATAATTCCATTATTCTTTATTTGCTCATGAGAAATTTCTTTACCTTCATTATCTATAAGTGTAAAAGTTAAAGGAATTATCTAAATAGGTTTTTCTCTTTGAGGACTTGCAGGACTATTTCCCTTTCCATCATATTGAAATACTTGTGTACCATTTTCAAGATTAAGAGAATACATTCCTTCAAGTTCAGTTTTATTATAAAGAACAATAGAAGCAGTTCCTTTGTAAACTCCATTTTGTGTAACTGCACAAGATACTGTTGAATATTCTGAAATAGATTTTATTGGAAAATTATAATAAATATTTGCATTTATTCTTTCTTTATTTTTTATATTATTCCAATTATTTATTGCATTAGTATATGTAGAAGTTTTTATATAACTATTTTTACTATCTACTGCCATTCCATTGGCTTTATCTATTTGAAATTCATAAGCAGATTTATAAGTATTATAATTATTATTATCTGTACTATTAGCAGTTTTACTTATTGCTGAACCTCTAGCAGGTTTTACACTCCATAAATAACTAATTCCACTTCCCGTTAAATCAGTATTACAAATTAATGTAGGAGTTCCATTATCTAAATAATAAATTGTCTTTACAGGATTATCTAAAATACCTTCAACCCATTTTTTATCATCCTAATCATATGTCTATATAACTTGTTTAGTTACTATAGTAATATCACTAGCATTATTATTAATAACCTAAGCCTATCCTGTAATCCAATTTTTATTATCATAAACAGCAACACAAAGAATTTTAGTTACCTTTTGAGGTGCATAAGCTGTATTATTCTTTTGTATATCTGTTTTTTCTGATTTACTATTAGGTTGTCCATTTTTAAAATAAAAAATATTATTGGTTTTAGCAACAAAACTATCACCAGTATAATAATTTAAACATTCCCATCCATCACCAGCATAACCAGAATACTTCCCTTTATCTCCTTTAAAAACTGTAGCATTCTATCTAAACCAATAGTATTTAACATCCTATGTAGTTATTTTACCATCTACTTTTAACTGTGCTACAAAAGGAATAGAAGCAGTGCTATTTTTTTCTATTATATTACCCTTTTCAGAATAATCTATATGCAATACATATCCATTTAAATCCTAATTAGATAATACACTTGCTCCATTAATAAATACATCTGAAATAAATATATCTTTTATGTTTATTTTATCAATATTTTTTGGAAAACCTATACAATAAGCTTGTATACGTTCTATTCCTTTAAAATTCTATATATCAATATCTTTAATTAAAGTTTCAACAATAGTATCACTAGTTAATAAATAAGGATGTCCTATTACATCTTTAATATTTACATCAAAAGGCTTAATAACTTCAGTTTTATTAATATTGTCATTAAACTTTAAATAAAACCTTAAACCGTAATCACCACCTATTTGTCCATCGGCCAAAGCAGTTCTTACTTTCATTCCTAAGGCAATACCATTACCTTTTTTAACATAATTTATAAAATTATCAGTATTATTTAAAGTTATATATCCTTGACTAACAAGATCTATTACAGTACCTGTATCTCCTACATAAGAAGATAATTCTATATTTTTCTTTAAAGATGTCCCACTTGTACCTATTTTATTATAACCCTAACTAACAATAGGAACTTGTTGATAGTTGGTTGCTTTTATATCAACTCCACCAAGTATAGTTTTTATTCTATCCCAATCATTTCCTGGAATAAGAACACTAACCTATTGATCTTTAACATACTATACTTTTGCACTAGTAGAAAAAGCTTCGAATAAACTATCTTGATATTTAATTTGATATTTACCTTTTGTCTTATCTAAAACTTTATTAATAACACCTTTTATAGTTTTATCATAACCAGCTTGTGCTATTTTTTTATCTGCAATAATCTATATTGCCTATACAATAGCATTCTCTCTCCATGTATCAGCCATGTAGATTTCTCCTTTTTACTCCGCGGCGGCTCGTTACTAAGGGCATATCCTTAATAACGAACCACCACAATATATTATCAATCTCTATATCCTGAAGCTCTCATACTAGCCATATTGACAAGATTATTGAAAGCTTGTTCTATTTCTGTATGTTGAGTTACATTCGGGAAGTTAGCTTCAATATGTACATTTTGATCTAATGTACTAGTATTATCTATTCCTCCCAATAATCCAGTAGCATTATTAATTAATGAACCAATTTCACCAGTTGCAAGGCCATTTAATGAACCTGTAATCATTCTAACAGCTTCTACAGCAGCTAATATGTTAGCTGTATCTTGTTGATTAAGAACTAATTCTTTTTCATGCAAGAATGCAAGACGTCCTTCAGCATCACCCCATGAACCTGTGGATCCACCAGTATCAAATTTAGCAATACTCATTTGAGTAAGAAACTGTTCATATTGTGCCATAAGACGGTCTATTTCCTGCTTAACCGCCGCCGCATCTGTCTTAGGATTTCCAGAAAATTCCAT